GGTTGGCGTGCCCCACAATCCAGATGCGGTCCCGGATGTGCGGTGCGCCAACGGCCGCAGCGGGAATGCAGTTGGTGCCATCTACATCAACTCCGACAACTTCGGCGTAATCTGATACCCATTCTGGGGATCGAAAGAGATCAGCCCTGCCATGAAGAGCTTGGCTGATATTTGCTCTAATTGCTTGTGCAGTTGCGAATGCCTTTGCCTGGATACAGCGACAAGGTTCTCCGGACGATCGTCTGTCTCCGAACAATTCAGGTGGTGGACAACCTGTCCTTTCTTCGCTTCCGCAACCCGCCGGTATCTTGTCATCGACCGGCGCGCCGGGTTGCGACGCCTGCCGTTCCTGAACTCTATCCCAGCCGCTGCCAGCCGCCGCCGCACTCGCTTCCAGTTCACCCCGAACTTGGTGCCGATCTCCTTCAGCGTCATGTCCTGCTCGCAATACAAGCTCTTGAGCACAGCAGTATCGGCCGTCAGAGGCGCGAAGCGTCCCGCGTTGCTGCATTTGATCGAGCAAAACAGCCCACGGCTCTTTTTCGCCGCGTCCCGACGCCGCTGGTAAGGCGTTCCACAGTTGTTGCAACTCCGCGTTTCCGCGTAGGACCTGACATGAGTCAAAGGCGGTTCTCCAGGCTATGATCCAGATGCGATCTCGAATGTGCGGCGCCCCGACGGCAGAGGCAGGGATACAGTCCCAGAGACAATCATACCCGAGCGCGGCCAAGTCTCCGAGAACGTCTCCAAGCCCCCGTCCAAGCAAAGCTGAGACGTTCTCCACGATCGCGTAGCGGGGTCGTATCTCGCCAATGAGCCGGGCGAACTCGGACCACAGTCCGCTGCGCTCGCCGCCGATGCCGGCGCCTCGTCCGGCAACGCTGATGTCCTGGCAGGGGAATCCGCCGCAGATGAGGTCAACGCCCAGCCCTTTCGCGGAAAGATGCTGCGCGGACAACTCGCGCACGTCGTGGAATATGTGGACATCCGGCCAGTGCCTTGCGAGCACGCGGCGGGCGAAAGGCTCGATCTCGCAGAACGCCACCGTCCGCATGCCGGCACGTTCGAGGCCGAGGCTGAAGGCGCCGATGCCGCTGAACAGGTCGAGGACGCGGACCGGATTGTTAGTGCTCATACGAAGTCGCCAACTCGCTCAATCCTCCGTTAGCGGGAACTCTATCGATCTGTATGCCTCGGCCGCCGTTTGCACGGACCGCCGCATCGGCGGCAGAAGTCTTGCGCTGGTTGCAGTGCGGCCACCGCGCCGGGCTGTGCGTCTAATCCATCCCGAACGCCCTCGCGGAACGTCTCGCGGAACGTCTTGATCCATGCGTTGGCCAGTTGCATGCGTTCGCCTGGCGGGAAGCGCTCGATCATCTCGACCATGAGATTGCCTAGCAGCGCGTAGGCTTCTAGCGGATGAAGTTCGGCAAGCTGGTTCCGAATTATGGGGAAGTGCCTTTCGATCTCGGCCATGATCAGGCTCTCGGCATCCGCTATTATTTGCTGACGTGTGCGCACGTTCATGTCAACGCCTCGTCGATCATTGCTCGCCACACGAGTTCAACCTCGATCTGTAATCGTGGAACTGCCGAAACGTCTTCCGGCGATACCAGAAATCCACCGCCGTCATGGAACACGAGCCAGAGGCGAATGCCGCGATCAGGCCGATCCAGGGATATCCCACCGCAACATCTGCGATCGCGCCCAGGGCGCATACGATGGAGCCGACAGCGTGCAGCCGCCAGTCAAGTATGCCCCAGTGTGGCATCGGCCACCTCTCCAAACGAGCAATTGCGCACACTTTATCAATCTGTACACGCCCATTCCGTGCAGCCTGGCTCAGGCTCGAACACCGGCGGTACAGCTCGGCGTCAATCGGGATGCCGTTGTGCGCGATGGCCGCCGTTGCGGCCATGTAGGCGCCACGCCAGAGGGCGCGTGGCCAATCGATCAATTCCTTGGCCGCCATCGCCTGGAGCAACCGCTCGCCGGCGTCTGTGTGATGCAGCCCGGCTGCTGGTGGCCAACGCCTGCACTCTGCCGTCCACTCACGGGTATTGTAGTGCGTGCGCGCCATGTGCCAGCCGCTCCACTGGCAGTCCTTGCACTGCCCGGCATCGGTCTGGTCCCGCTCGCGTGTCTCAGTCATCGCTCGCTCCCCCAACCGCCTCCCGGCGGGGCTATCGTCGCCGGCCGGAGCCGCACCCGCATCCCGGCCTGGCCCTCGTCCTGCACTTCCATTCGGAGGATTCGCTTGTCCAACAGTTGTCGGACATGATCGCAGGCTTCGCTGAGTGGATACTTCTCGAGTAATTCTCGACCAATCTCGCTGCCTTGCAGCCAATCCTCGATCAGCGCATCGCGATATGCTATCGTCTCCTGATCCGTTGCCGGATGGCGCCCCCCGGGACGCCGCACAGCCTTCTGGCCTGGTTTCCGCCGGTGCTTGGACTGTGGCATGGACCTCGAACCCCTCTTGTTCAATGCCGCTTGCTTGCTCGCCGAGCGACGGCAGTGTCGGAAGCCAACGCGCACGGGCGGCCTCGCGCGCGGGTACGGACTCGGTAAGAGATAGGGGAAGGTTAGATTCTTCTGCAGAAGCTACCGTGCCAATTTGGCACACTAATAGCTCGACCTCGGTCGCCGTCTCGGCCGCCCGCGTGAGCTGCCTAGCGTGGCGCTGGCCCACGGTCAGGATCCGGTAGGTGTTGGGCGGCTGATACCGCTTGCCGGCGATCCAGCGGCAGGGCTGACGCGTCACCTCCAGCCAGTCGCCGGCCTCGAGCTCGGCCACATGGCGCCAGACGCTACGCAGTTTGCGTCCTGGCCCGGTCATGGTGTCGGCCTGCCGCTTGAACGATGCGTGGCCTGGCGGGGCGTAGCGGAACAGGCAGGCATAGAGGAAGCCGAGGGCTCCCGGTTTCAGGCTGGCGCAGGCGGTGATGTGCACGGCGGTTTTTTCATCTGGCGTCACAGGCTTCCCTCCCGGAAACCCGGCTCCTCCCCTCGGTGTGGGGTGCGCCCCAAAGACAAAACGACAAAGTGACGTCGCCCCCTTCGAGAGGGGTTGCGAAACGGCCCGCAATGTCCGATGGTGGGGTTGCAATCTTGTTTCCACCAACGTTTGACGTGCGTTTTGCTTCGGGGCGCGCCGGCCTACCTCGTCGGGAGGGAGAGCCGGCGTTTCCTTATTTCGGCATAGTGGTGCCTCGGTTACGGGACGTTCACGCTACGCTAGCGAATCGCTGGCTAGCAAGTGGCGATTGCTAACCTAATCAATCGATTGCCTTACCAGTGCAGGCCGCCGCCGGCGGCGGCGCTGATCAGCCAAATCGCGCCGGCCGGGACCACCAGTACGAGCACGACGCCGCCCGCCAGCATGCCCAGCGAGAACGCCAGCGGCACCAGAAACAGGCCGCACAGCCAGCCGATCGGCCCGGCGGCGAAGCAGGCCACCGCGCAGGCGCCGGCCAGGCCGCAGCCGCCCAGCAGCGCGGCGAGCCCGAGGCAGTACTGCGCCAGGCTCTGCTGGCGGGGCACGTGGCCGGGCACGGCGCCTGGGTGCGGCGTCGCGGGCAGCAGTGCGGCGTAAAGCATCAGCGCGCCGAACGCGGGAACGATGATCCAGCCGGCGAGGTTCATGCAGTGACTTTCAGGAAAAAATGTTACGCCGCATAGGCTTTGTCAGGCACGCCGGCCCGATTCGCCGCAAGCCCCGGGAAATCCCTACAGGTGCGCAGGCAACAGTGTCTCGTCCCACATTTTTAGTGCTTCACACCGCCGTACGAACGCATCCCCACGAAGATCGCGGACGATATGCTCGTCATCTGTCACCGTGTAGTATCTATCCCCGACGTCCAGAAGCCAGCCTCCCATCCAGTCCAGATGCTCTCTGGCCTCGGACAGGTCGGCTGTGGTGAACGGGTTCCTGTCGCCCGGGGCAACGGGGGCTTGGTTCATTGTCCGGTTTCCTTTGCGGGTGCGCCGCCAGGCTCACGTGCCGCGGCTAATGCGTTCATGGCAATTCGCTTGGCCTGCGGCAGGGTGGTCGCCGTGTTTGCGATCGAAGTGCGGCGTTGTGCTGCTTGACAGCGGCACGCAACTCCGCACACGCGGCGCGCCAGTCCGGACCCGCCGGATCGTCGCCCTGCTTGAGCGCATACAAAGCCATCTGCGCCTCGCATATCTCACGGTCATCCCGAGAGATCGGCTTGGACAGATCGAACCATTCGCCTAAGGGAAAGTCAGCCATCGTCGAGCTTCCTTCGTTACGCCGCATAGGCTTTGTTCAGCACGGCCACCACGCGGGGGTCGTCGCCCGGCAGCACGTGGCCGTAGACGCTCAGCGTGGTGCGCACGTCGCTGTGGCCGAGGCGGTTGGCGACGGTCTGCGGGGCGATGCCGGCGCTCAGCAGGGCGGTGGCGTGGGCGTGGCGCAGCCCGTGGATCGAGGCGGCGATACCGTCGCGGCGCAACCGCTTGCGAGCGGCGGCGATCACCGTGTTGGGCCGGAGCCAGCCGCCGGCGGCGGCGGCGAACACCGGGCGCTCGCTGTCGGGGCGGCCGAGCCGCAGGCAGCGCGCGCGCAGCATCGCCGCAACCTCGGCGGGCAGGCTTACCCGCCGGTAGCCGGCCTCGTTCTTTGGCGCCTTCCGGGCGACCGCGCCGAGCACGGTCTCCAGCGAGCCGGTGACCGCGAGCGTTTCGAAGCCGGCGGCGACGTCGCGCCAGCGCAGGGCGAGGAGCTCGCCGACCCGCAGGCCGGAGCCCAGCGCCAGCCGCAGGATCTCCTGCAGATCGTCCGGCGGGCCGGCGGCGAGCTCGCCGAACCGCGTCGGGTCGAGGATCTCCGGCCGGTGGCGCCGGCGCGGGTGCGCCTGGCGCAGCTCGGCCCACGGGTTGGTGGCGATCACGCCGAGCCGGGCGGCGTCGGCGAGGATCTGCCGGCCGAGGCGCAGTGTCTGGGCGATCGAGCTGGCGGCGAAGCGCGCGCGCGTCAGGCGCTGCTGCAGGCGCAGCCCGTCCGCGGTGGTGATCCGGCTGAGCCGCTTGTCGCCGAGCGCCGGCAGCAGGTGCTTGTCGAGGATGCCGCGGTAGCTGCCGGCGGTCTGTCCGGCGAGCCCCGGCAGGTGGCGGGCGATCCAGGTCTCGGTCCAGGCGCGGAAGGGCATCGAGGGGGTGAAGTCCGGCGCGCGGCCGTCGAGTTCCTCGGCGAACGCCGCCGCCGCCGCCTCGGCTGCACCCCGGGTGCCATGCATGTGACGGTAGCAGTCCTTGCCCTGCACCCGCACGCGGAGTTGCCAGAGCGGGTCAGAGTCAGGGCCGCCGCGCCGGCGGATCTGGATGTTGGCCATGGTTTTCGGTCCCGTCCGAGGATGAAGCTTCACCTATTGTGATCATCCAGACGTAAGCATTCCAGAGTCAAAACTACAAGCCAGCCCTGCGCGGGGTACATGCCAATGCGCATCCGAGGCCGGCGTGCCTACTCCCAGTCCGACTGCGCCGGATCCGGCGGCGCCGACGGCGGCGCGCGGCCGGGGAACAGCCAGCACCAGACCTTGGCGGTGGGCCAGCGCTCGGCGCCCATGCTGCGCTGGCCGGCGCCGAAGCGTGCGCGCAGGTGGCGGCGTGCGGTATCGGGATGCACGCCCCACAAATCGGCGACGCCGCGTGAATCAATCATCAACGGCACGCTACTGCGGGAATTGCGTTTTGCCACAGGCGATTGACGTTTTTTTAACGTTCTCCCATTGCTACCGGGAGGCGTAACCTGGCGCGGTCTCGACAACCGCCCGAGGTTACTCTGCGCCGCCGGGCGGCGACGGCGAATCACGTTTCCACTTGGTGACACTTCACATTAAAGTGAACGCCCGGCCGAAACGAGAATGCCCTGCTGTGCCCCGTTACGGCTCGCCGGTCACCAATGCTGAATCGACGCGCCGCCCCGGCCGGGGCGACTCTGCCCGCTCACGCGGTCGTCAGGGGGGGCGCCATGTCACGCTGCAGCAGCCAGGCCAGCTCGCCGCGTGAGCTGATCGAGCAACTCGGCGGCGCCAGCGCGATCGCCCGCGAACTCGGCGTGACACCCGCGGCGGTGGCCAACTGGGCGACCCGCGACGTGCCCGGCGCGCAGCACGTCGCGCTGCTGGTGCTGGCGGTGCAGCGCGGCGTCTACTGGCGCCCGCCCGGCTGGCCGCCGAGCCTGCAGCTGCGCTGGTATGCGCCGGCAGCGGCGCCCGCCGGTGGCGCGGCCGAGGGTCTTGCCGAAGCCGCCGACTAGTGGCGGCGCCGCCGTTCCGTGGCCTGGGCGGCCGGCCGCCGGCCGGTGCGCTGGCCCGCAGCCTGGCGGCGCGCTGCGAGGACGTGCTGCCCGGCATCCTCGCCGACTGCCGGGTCGAACCGGCGGAGGCGCGCGGCCACGGCCAGGACGGCGCACTGTGGGTGGTGGCGCTGCGCGGCGCCAAGCGCGGCGTGGCGCTGTGTACCTCGGAGCCCGACCGCTCGGGCGATATGCTCGCCCTGGTCGCCGAGGCGCTGTGCGGCGGCGACACCCGCGCGGCCTACGCCTGGGCGCTCGAGCGCTGCCACGGCGTGGTGGCGCCGCCGGCGGCCAGCGTCGAACGCCGGGTCGCGGACGACGCCGCTGAGGCGGAGACGCGCCGGCGCCGCGCCCTGGCAAAATATCTCAGCGCCCGCGCCAGCATCGCCGGCACCCCGGCGGCAAACTACCTGGCCGGCCGCGGGCTCACCGACGCGATGACGCTCGCCGCGCTGCGCTTTGCGCCGGATTGCTACTACGGCGGCCGCGCCCCGGCGATCGAGGCCTACCCGGCACTGGTCGCGCCGGTGATCGAGCCCACCACGCGGCGCTTCCTCGCGGCGCACTGCACCTATCTGGCACGGCGCGGCGGCGGCTGGGGCAAGGTGGCGCGCGAGCCGGCGCGTAAGGCGTGGGGCAGCTACCGCGGCGGGATTATCCCGCTGCGCCGTGGCGCCTCCGGCAAGCGGCTGCGCGACGCGCCGGAGGAGGAGCTGCTGATCGGCGAGGGCATCGAGACGGTGCTGTCCGCGGCCGTGATGCGCCCCGAGCTGCGCGCCGCCGCGGCCATCGCGTGCGGCAATTTCGCGGATATCGCGCTGCCCGCGCAGTTCGTCGGCGTGGTGCTGGTGCAGGACCGCGACGGCGAGCACCCCGGCGTCAGGCGCGCCTGCGAGCGGGCGATCGACCGCTGGCTGCACGAGGGCCGCGCGGTGACGGTGCTCAAGCCGCCGCCCGGGCATAGCGATTTTAACGCCTGGCTACAGGCACTCAGACAGGAGACCGTGGCATGACCGGACGCAGCGACCAGGCGGCGGTCGAACGGCTGATCGATGAGCTGCTCGAGCTGCTGGCGGTGCTCGACCCGCCGCTCGAGGTGGCGATCCCGGCGCTGGCGGCGGTCAGCGCGGTGGCGCTGGAGGAATACGCCGCGCTGCATCGTGTGGCGGTCCCCGGGGTGGTGCAGGCGATCCTGCGCGAGCTGGATACCCACGCGCTGTTTCAGCGCACCCGCGGCAGGCCGCACTGATGTCCGGTAGTAACAATCGCAACGACCCGGCGCGGGCGCGCATGCTGCGCGCGGTCACCTCGGAACCGCGCCGCAAGAACCCGTTCCTCGACGACGACGACGGCGGCCACGAGCGGCCGGCGTTCGTGCCGCTGGGCAATCTGGCGGCGTCCGGCGTGGCATTTCTCGACAGCCACGGCGCGATTCAGATGTGGCCGGCGCGGGATCTGTCGCGCAACAATCTGGCGCGGTTCTTTTCCGCGCGGCCGCGCTTCCTGATCGACAAATTTCCCCGCCTGAAGAAGGGCCAGAACAGCGGCGCGGATTCGTTCGCCGCCAACCTCGCCAGCGATTGGGTGTTCAATTCCTGTGGTTTCGAGGGCGCCTATGATCCACGCCGCCGGCTGCGCGGCCGCGGCGCCTGGCTCGGCGAGGACGGTGATCTGGTCTTGCATCTCGGCGACAGGCTGTGGACCCGCCACGGGCTGCTGGAGCCCGGCCTGCGCGGCGAAAAGATCTATCCGCAGGGTCCGCCGCTGATGCGTCCGGCGAGCGAGCCGGTCGATGATTCGGTGGGCGAGGCGGTGCTGGCGCTGCTCGACAAATGGCAATTCAAACAACCCGAGCTTGCCAAACGTCTCTTGTTAGGCTGGTGCGGCAGCGCGATGATCGCCGGCGCGCTCGATGTGCGGCCCGCGGTGTGGGTGACCGGCAATCGCGGCACCGGCAAAACCACGCTGCTCGAGCGCTGCGTGTGCGGGCTGTTCGGCGGTGGCGAATCGATCCTGCGCAGCACCAACACCACGGCGGCCGGCTGCTGGCAGATGCTCGGCTATGATTGCATCCCGGTGCAGCTCGACGAGGCGGAGCCCAGCCTGGACAACCGCAAGCTCACCCAGCTGGTCGAGATGATGCGCACCTCGTACAGCGGCGGCGACGTGCAGCGCGGCTCGGCCGAGGGCAGCGCGCACCAGTATCCGGTGCGCAGTTCGTTCATGTTCGGCTCGATCAATGTCATGCCGCTCAAGGCGCAGGACCGCTCGCGCTGCGCGGTGCTCGAGCTCGACGCGCTGCCGAAGGGCCAGCCGCTGCTGCTCGACTACGGTGCGCTGGCGCCGCTCGGCCGGCGGGCGCTGCGGCGCATGTGCGACGAGTGGCCGCGGCTGCGTGACGACGTGCTGCCGCGGTTCCGCGGGCACCTGATCGGGCTCGGCTGGGACGGTCGCGGCGCCGACACCTACGGCACGCTGTTCGCGTGCGCCTCGGTGCTGATGTTCGACGCGGCGGATCCGGAGCGCGAGCTCGCGTGCGTGGAGGCGGATCTGCTGGCGATGGGACGCCAGCAGGCGCTCGAGGAGATGCCGGACTACCTGCACATCATCAACCACGTCCGCGGCTATATGACCGACCAGTTCCGCGGCAACGAACGCCGGCCGCTCGGTGAGTTGATCCGCCAGGCGGCCGGGTTGTCGATCCGCCTCGAGCAGCCGCAAGGCGATCTGCAGCCGCCGGCGCGCAGCGAGGATGACGCCGAGCATTTCGCGCGCACCAACGAAGACTGCCTCGAGGCGCAGCGCTGCCTGATGGGCTACGGCATGAAGGTCACGTCGCTGCGCGACAGCGACGACAAGTTGTTGCGCTACGTCGCGGTGGCGAATCTGTCGGCGCAGCTCAATCATATCATGGCCGGCACCCACTGGGCGGGCGTCAGCGGCACGTCGGGCGTGTGGCGCTCGCAGCTGATGCGCGCGCCGGGCGCGGTCGCACACGACCGGCCGGTGTATTTCCGCGATGGCAATCACCGCGTGGTGCTGGTGCCGCTCTGGCTGTTCCTCGACCTCGAGGGCGACGGCGCCTTGCCGACCGAATGAGAGAAAACTACTCGCCGGCGACTGCCAACGACAAAATGTCGTCTGATGCAGATGTATGGACGATAGCGTTTGCAGGAGTGGCCGATGGCTGACAACTCTACGCGGTAAGATCGGCGGACATATTCCGTAGCGGAGGAAGCCCGATGGTCGAGGTAGCCCTCGTGATGGTTGGCCTAAGCGCGACCGCGCTGGGGTTCACCGTAGTCTGCCTGTGGAAAGAGGTCGGCCGGCTGCATCAGCGAATAGCCACGCTGGAGATGGTAGTGCGCCGGTTGTCGTGGCCGCCGGGCGTGGCGCATGCCTACCCGCCGGTGTCTGGCATCAGCGGGCCAGTCGCCAGCCGAGAAGTCGGGCTGGCCTGATATTCCGTCCGCAAACGACCTTAGCGGACGCAATTCCCCACCTGTCTAATATGCCGCTCAGTGTCGCCGTTGGCGTGGCAGCACCATCGGCTCGAGGCGCAGGGGTGTGCGGGTGGCCGGCCGCCGGCCGAGCGGCACCGGTGACCCGACCTTATCGTGGGCCTGTTGATTGGCCGCGAGCAACCGATCCGGTACGCTGTAGCTGCGCCAGGCGGGCGCGCGCAGCGCCGCTTGCGCCAGGTTGGCCAGCCACAGCCGGCCGGTCTCGTAGGCCAGCTGCTCGTCCTCGCTCCAGTCGTCGTAGGCGTAGGGGTAGCCCTTACCGGCGCGCGCGTCGCTGTAGCCCTGGCGGCCGCGCTGTAGCAGCGTCAGGCTGGCGTTCTCGACGGGGCGGTGCTGGAGCGCCGGCTGATTGCGCTGCCTCATTTTTGTATACGCGAGATGGTTGACGAGGGTGTCGCTCATTGGCTCGGTTGCTGGGTTCCGGCGACGGCACCTGTGCCGCCTGAGTCTGGGTCTTGCGTCTGTGGTTGCCGCACATATTCCGCCGTAGACCGGAAATCCTTACGCTTCCCCATATTCTTGACGAAACCAAGAGAACGATAGAACCGATCTAAGCCGCCCTTGGAGACGCCCTTATCCATCGGGTCGGCATTGAGAAATAGGGTTGTTCCCTGAGTGTCGGCATGAGCAACGAATTGTTGCATCGCATCGCGGGCTTGCCCTTGGCCGCGATATTCCGCTGGAGTCTTGACTAGAATCACCTCACCGGTATCGCCGGCACGGTCCAGGCCATAGGTGATTTCCGTCTTGCCTATCTGCGCCGTCTTGCTACCGCCGCCAGGCGTCCAGTCGAAGAGCGCATCTGGGGTCTTCATGCCGCCGGTTTTACCACCCGGCGCGTCGCCCACCATGCCGAGCACCATCGCCGGCGCCTCCTGCATGATCTCTGCCACCCGCGCCCGCGCCCTGTCCATGTCGGTGCCGAGGATTGGCTGGCCGCTGGTCGTCATCGCCTCGATCGGGTTGAACGGTCCTGACGGCACGCCCACCGACTGCGACGCATAGGGTGAGGTCGTCTCCGTCCCCACCGGGTTGGTCATGACCTGGCGGGCCAGCGGGCTGAGTTGATTGGCCGGCGGCCAGCGCGGCTCGAGCATCGTGGCTGGCCAACTGGTGCTTGGCGGCGCGCGGCCATACTCGTCGGTGGTGGCCAGCAGGCCGCCCGGTCCGAGCCGCGGATCCGCTTCGTCGTCGAGCAGGCCGCGACGGGGTGCGAAGAAATAATCCAGCAACGAGGCCATGGCTCAAGCGTATCGGCGCAATCCCGGCGTTACCAGCCCCTTGCGATCCCCTGGCCCAGGGCGTAGGGGCTGACGGGTTATCAGATGCCTTACGCCGCTGGGTTCGCACGTTGTACGAACGTGATGATTTTCACCGTGCGAGCAACGATCTAGCTAAGTCACTGATAGCAACTCTCAATTCCCCGTGCGCACGATCTGAACAATCTCACGGTAGTTTCCGTGTTAGCGCGCGCGCGCGCGCGCATGTAGGGATGTATGTACAGATTGTTAAGATTGTGCGAAGTGAAGAGGGATAGGCTCTTACGGGTCGAAGGTATCGCACAAAGTCGATCGTCGCGTGCGAGCAACGTGCGAACTCAGGTGATCGCGCCAGCGCGCTGAAATGCCTCAGAAACCCCTGGTACGGACGTAGCCGGCTACCAAGTGTGTGGCCGTTGGCCGCGTAACGAGGCCGAAAAACCGGTATCGGGATACTCGATCGTTACGGCTTTTGCGGTTGTAGTTGCGGTTTGGCATGCACGCGATGAGCTGGTCATAGTATTTGACATAATGTGACCGGTGGAGTGTGGCTTAAATCAAGGGGTTGCGGTCGAGGCACCCTTTGATGCACCCTGAGGCGGGCGCCTCGACCGCTGGGTCGGCGGCTCCGGCACGGGAGGGTCGCCAGCCGCTGGCCGCTGGACCCCCCCCCGGCGGGCCGCCAAGCCACCCCGTCGCCGGCGGCGCCCCCATGCGGGCACGAGGTGAAAAATTGCCAGCGGAAAAAATTTTTTTGGGAAATCGCCGGATCGGGCGGGGGCGCTGAATGGCCAACCCAACGCCGACCGCGACGTCGTTCGCGCCCGGCCGGTCGGGCAACCCGGCCGGCCGGCCCGCCGATAAGGAAATCGCCGCGCTGGCAAGGCGCTACACGCCCGACGTGATCCGCACGCTGGTCGACGTGTGCCGCAACGCGCGGGAAAACCCGTCGGCGCGGGTGGCGGCGGCCAACGCGCTGGCCGACCGCGGCTGGGGCAAGCCGCGCCAGGAGGTCGACCTCGGCGGCGGGCTCGGTCAGGCGCTGCATCTGCACCTGTACGCCGTGCAGCGGCTGGAAACCGCCCGCGCGGTGGCCGCGGACCTCGAGGCGCCGCCGATCGAGGGCGAAGCCGAGGACTACGCCGACCTGCTGCGCGAGGCGCTGCCGCCGCTGCCGCACGAGGCACTGCCGCTGTGGGACGCGGCGCCGGCCACCAGCGAGGGGGGCGGCGATGCGGCGAAACCCGCCGACTAAGCCGCCTGCAAGGCGACGGCTGCCTTCGCGTGGCTTCCCATGAGCGACAAAGGCGACAGCGAGCAGTTCAACGGGCTGACCCAGTCGGAGGCGCTGCAGCTCTGTGTGCGCCACGGCGGCGCGCTGTCGCTCGAGGAGGTGGACTTCCTGCACAAACTGGGTCGCGCGAAGAAACCGATGGGTTCGGAGGACGTGGTGCGGCTGCGCGGCCTGGTGGCGCGGCTGCGGGAGGAAGGGGCGTAATGCTGGCGCCCTCGCCCGCCGAGCTCGCCGGCGCGAAAAACGCCTTCGCGGTGCTGCTGACGCGCTATGCGCGCAGTCCGCTCGGGTTCGTGTCCGAAGTGCTCGGCGCCGAGCCGGATCGCTGGCAGCGCGAGGTACTGGTCGAGCTCGGGCACGGCCGCACGCGAATTTCGATTCGGTCGGGACATGGCGTTGGAAAATCGACGCTGCTGGCCTGGAGCATGATCTGGTTTTTGCTGACACGATTCCCGGTCAAGGTGGTGGTCACCGCGCCGACCTCGCCGCAGCTGTTCGACGCGCTGTGGCCGGAAATGCGCTCGTGGCTGGCGAAACTGCCGGCCGCCTGGCAGGCGCTGCTCGACGTGCAGTCCGACCGGGTGATGCTGCGCGCGCGCCCCGACGACGCGTTCATCTCGGCGCGCACCTCGCGCGCTGAACAACCCGATTCGCTGCAAGGCGTCCACTCGCGCAACGTCCTGCTGGTGGTCGACGAGGCGTCGGGGGTGCCGGAGCAGGTGTTCGTCGCGGCCCAGGGCTCGATGTCGACGGCGGGCGCGATCACCATCCTGGCGGGCAATCCGGTGCGGCTCACCGGCATGTTCTGGCGCACCCACACGCTCGAGGCCGACCGGTGGTACACCCGCCGGGTGTCCTGCCTCGACAGCCCGCGCGCATCGAAAGAGTTCGCCGAGGAAATCGCCAATCGCTACGGCGCCGACAGCAACCACTACCGGATCCGCGTGCTCGGCGAATTTCCGGTGAGCGAAGGCGATAGCCTGGTGTCCGCCCAGCTGGTCGAGGAGGCGATGGCACGCATCCCGACGATCGATGCGTCGCAGCCGGCGATCTGGGGGGTCGACGTGGCCAGGTTCGGCACCGATCAGTCGGTGTTACTCAAACGCCAGGGCAATGTGGTGACCGAGCCGCCGCGCCGCTGGTCGCGCTTCGATCTGATGCAATTAACCGGGGCGATTGTCGCGGAATACAAGGCGACGACCCAAAATCCGCCGGCGGCGATCGTGGTCGACGCGATCGGCCTCGGTGCCGGCGTCGCCGACCGGCTGCGCGAGCTGAAATTGCCGGCGATCGACGTCAATGTCGCGGAATCACCCTCCAACGAAGGGCGATTCGTGCGACTGCGCGACGAGCTTTGGCAATCGGTCGCCGACTGGCTCGCCACGCGCACGGTATCGCTGCCGTACGACGACGTTTTGCGCAATGACCTCTGCGCGCCGCGCTACGGGTTCTCGAGCGAGGGCAAATTGAAGGTCGAGTCGAAAGACCAACTCAGGAGCCGCGGAATATCCTCGCCGGATGCCGCGGACGCGCTATGCCTCACATTTTCTCCCGCCGCGTATCTCGCCGCCGCGTATTTGTCCGGACGCCTCTCCCAACCGATACGCCGGAACATCCGAGGCGTGCTGTGAGCGACAAGCGCACCCCGGAAAAGGCGCTGGCCGAGTTGCGGGCCATCTACGCCTCGGTGACGCGCGCCACCGGACGGCCGCCGGCCGGGCCGTTCCGCTCGGCGTCGGTGCCGGGCTGGAGCTACTACCCCGAGACGGGCGTCGTGGTCGGCGATGCGCCGGAGGACGTCGGCGATGCGCCGGAGGACGCGCGATGATCATTCTGCTGCTCGTGCTGGTGGTGATCCTGCTGGCGTTCGGAGGCGCCGGCTGGGGCTATCGCACGTCGCACCCGTATCCCTACTACGGCGGCGGCGCGCTGCTGCTGGTGGTCGTGCTGATCCTGCTGGTGGTGTTCTACCGCCCGGGGGTCTGGTGAGATGAGCGGCACCCAGCCAATCCCCGTCAGCACGATCGGCCACGCGCCGGACGCCGATCTGCAGCACCCGCTCGGCGCCGGCGAGACGGCGGCGCGCGAAACCGTGCTGATCGCCGAGCGCCCGGCGATGGACGAGGACGAGCTCACCGCGGCGTGGTGCGCGCTGTGGCGCGAAGCCACGGAATATTCCGACCGCCTCGATGCGGCGCGGGTGCGCGCGCTCGGGCTCTACAACGGCGACGCGATGGGCGACGAGGAGCCGGGCCGCTCGCAAATCGTCATGACCGAGGTGCGCGACACGGTGCAGGCGGTGATGCCGACGGTGATGCGGGTGTTCTGCGGCGCCGAGCGCCCGGTGGAGTTCTGCCCGCAGGCCGACGGCGACGAGGAGGAGGCCGAGCAGGCCACCGCCTACGTGCAGCACGTGTGCTTCAACGAGTGCGACGGGTTCCGCGCGGTACACGACAGCGCGCTCGACGCGATGCAGCTGCGCGCCGGCTGGGTGCGCTGGTACTGGGACACCGCGGTCGATGTCGCGACCGAGAAATACGCCGGCCTGCTCGAGCAGCAGACCGCCGCACTGATCACCCAGCCCGGCGTGCGGGCGCTCAAGGTGGTGCGCCGGCCGGCCACCGAGGACGAGATGATGGGCCTGCAGAGCTCGCCCGAGGGCCAGCTGGTGCAGCTGCGCCCCGGCGCGCCGCTGCTGCTCTACGACATCACCATGACGCGCCGCGTGCCGCGCAACCGCCCGGTGATCGAGGCGGTGCCGACCGAATTGGTGCGCATCGATCCCGACGCCTCGGGTCCGCACGATGCGCGCGGCACCTTCATCGTCAGGGTGATCCCGGTGTCCGATCTGGTGGCGCGCGGCTTCGATGAGGACGCGCTGGCCGACTACGCGTCCGCCGGTAATCCGCGCGAGGCCAATATGGTCACCAACAAGCGCGACGTGCTGGCCGCCGGCGTCGGGCGGTCGCTGTCGGGCGACACGTCGATGCATCTGGTCACCTACACCGAGGGCTGGGTGCGGATCGATTTCGACGGCGACGGGATCGCCGAATTGCGCCACATCGAGGCGGTCGGCGATAGCGCCCAGAAAATCATCAGCAACGAGGGCGCGTCGCATGTGCAGCTGGCGCGCATCACGCCGTTTCTGGTCGCGCACAAGGCGATCGGCGAATCCTACGCCGACCGGGTCGGCGATCTGCAGGACATTTCATCGCGGGTGATGCGCAATATCCTCGACAGCATGGCGGAGTCGATCCACCCGCGCACGGTGATCGTCGACGGCCAGGTGCCGGTCGACGACGTGCTCAATACCGAGATGGGCGCGGTGATCCGCGAACGCGTGGCGGGTGCGGTGCGCGAACTGACCAAGCCGTTCATCGGCCCGCAGGCGGCGCCGATCATCCAGCTGCTGACCGCGGTAAAGGAGCAGCGCACCGGCATCACCCAGGGCAGCCAGGGATTGAATGCCGATGCGCTGCAGTCGACCACGGCGATCGGCATCTCGGCGCAGATATCCGCCTCGCAGGACCGGCTCGAGCTGGTGATGCGGTGCATCGCCGAGGGCTGGAAGCACGTCTACGCCGGCGTGCTCGACATGATGTGCGAGCATCAGGACCGCGCGCGTACGGTGCGGCTGCGCGGCAAATGGGTGCCGGTCGACCCGCGCGCGTGGATGTCGCGGTTCCAAGTTGTGGTGGACCCCGCAGTGGGTCGCGGCACGCTCGCCGAGCGGCTGCAGATCCTGTCGGCGATCGCCGGCAAGCAGGAGACGCTGTTGCAGACGCTCGGGCCGACCAATCCGCTGGTGTCGCTCGGGCAATATTCCAACACGCTGGCGGATATGCTGGCGGCCGCCGGGATCCGCAATCAGGGGCGGTACTTCGCCGATTTGCCGAGCAATTTCGCGCTGCCGCCGCCGCCGCCGAAGCCGTCGCCCGACGAATTGCTAGCGCAGGTCGAGGTGATGAAAGCCAACGCCGGTGCGGCCAGCGATGCGGCGGCGACCCGGCAAAAGACCCAGCAGATGCTGATCGATGACGACCGCGCGCGCGACCAGGCGAAGGTGACCGCAATGCTGCAATTTGCCGATCTGATGGGGAAATACCCGCACCTCTCGCTGGACCCGTCGGTTATCGTGACATTGCTCGACCGCGAGCCCGAGGTCACCGCGGCGCTGTATCAGGCGGCGGCGCCGCAGCCTGGGGCGGCGCCGGGCACGCCCCCGGGGGCACCGGGTGCGCCACCCGGCGAGCCGCCAGGGGCCGCCATCCCGATGCCGCCGCAAGGTGCCGCCGGGCCGCCGCGGCCGGGGGCCTCGCTCGGCGACAGCCGGATGTTCTTGCCGCCCCAGCTGATCCAGGCGCTGGCGACCTATCAGCGGGCGGCCGCCGGCGGTCCGCAATTCCCTGCGCCGGTCGCGCCGCGGGCTGCGCCATGAGCGGCGTCGAGGGGTTCGACCGCCACCGCGCCGCGGAGATGCTGGCCAGCAATCCGCTGTTCGCGCTGCTGCTGCAGGAAATGAAGGACGACGCGGTGGCGACGTGGAAGCGCTGCGAAGGCGTCGGCCAGCGAGAGGAGATGTGGATGCGGTATCGCTGCATCGAGGAGATCGAGCGCCGCGTCGAGTCGGTGATCGCCGAGGCGAAATTGCAGGCCGACCGCTATCGCCGCGCCGAACGGCGTGAGGCGGTGGCGCGATGAGCGACGATCCCAAGGCGCCGCGCAATCCGGGCGGCATCCGGCCGGACCCTGACGGGCCGCCGGCGCGGCGGGCGTTCAGTGTCGACGATGCGCTGGCCGCGCTGCAGGCGAAGCGCCAGCAGGCCACCGAGGCGCGCGGCAATGGGCGCGGTGGCCCGCTCGGGCGCGCCGCCGAGCCGGAGGCGGAGTCGGAGCCGGAGCCGCGCCAAGGAAACGGCAATGGCAACGGCAGCCTGGCGCATCGCGAATACCAGGACGGCATTCCGCCGCCGGCGGATCTCGCCGAGATCGGCGGCGACTACGACGACGACGGCGATGGCGAGGCCGGTGCGGCCGAGGCGGCGGACGACGGCGAAGCGGCGGAGGCCGAGCCGTCGTTCAGCGTGACGATCGGCGGCGAGCAGCGTCAGGTCGGCCTCTCCGAGCTGCTCAACGGCTATATGCGCACGCAGGACTACACGCGGAAATCCTCGGAGACCTCGGCGCAGCAGCGGCAATTCGCCGACGCCTACGCGCAGCTGTCGACGATGCGCGGCCAACTCGAGCAGCGCCTGGCGCAGTTCACCACCGCGGCCTCGCGCGAGTTCGAGGCGCCGACCGACTGGGTCGAACTGGCGCGCACCAATCCGATGGAGTGGGCGGAGAAGCGCGCGCGCTACGATCAGCTGCAGGAGGCGAAGGCCGAGGAGGCGCGGCTCGGCCAGCTGCGCCAGCAGGAGGATTTCGCGCGCAAGCAGGAGATGCTGCGCGTCGGCAACGACGTGCTGATGCAGTGGATCCCCGAATGGCGCGACCCGGCGAAGCGCACCGCGCTGCAGGCCGAATTGAAGGAGTTCGCCAGGAGCGTCGGCTACTCCGATCAGGAGCTGAACAGCGAAATCCTCGATCCGCGCTACGTCGTGGTGTTCGCCGACGCGATGAAATTCCGCAAAATGAACAGCCGCCGGGTGCAGGTGCCGCCGGCGCAGGATCCGCCGCGCCGGCCGCTCGGCCGCGGCGGCCAGGCGCCGGCCACCGGGGCGACGCGCGCCCAGCAAGCGGCGGCCGCGCAATTCTCCGCGGCGCCGACGGTGAACAACGCGCTGGCGATGCTGAAAACCAAGCACAAGTTGAACTGACGTGCAGCGCACGCTGCCGGAGCCGGCGTGCGACATTGCCGCACAGTTGCGCGCGGTGCTCGATCCGCGCTCGGCGAAGGACGCAGTGTATTTGGCCCCCGGCACGCCGGAGCCCGAGAGCGCTGGCCTCGGCCTGCACCGCGTGGCGCGCGACGCCGGCGTGCTGCTCACCAGCAACCGCACCAAGGCGGAGATTTTCCGGCGTATGCCGACGCTGACTGAGCGCGCGCTGGCGCTGCTGCTCGACTACCCGGAAGCGAAAGACGATGTCCGCCGTGCCGGCGGCGAGCCGGTGGTGGTGCAGGGCGTCGCGCCGGACGGGGGCGTCGTCTACGAGGCGGCCGCCTCGCGGCGACACGTCGCGCGCACCGTGCGCGCCGCGCAGGCGGCGGTGCCCGACGGCATCGTGCGGCTCACCGATCTGCGCGGCGCGCTCGAGGCGCGCGTGGCGGCGTATTGCGACGGCAGCTGACGGCCGAGACCTCGTCGGAGTGAGGCCGGAGGGTGGCGCGCCGCGGCGACATTGGCGGCCTAGCCCACGAGCCGCGGCGTTGACCATCTTGCGTGCGATTGTTCACAGTTGCTGAACGGCGCTAGGTTTTTTGCGACTCGGCGGTAAAAGCGGCTTGACGTGACACCGCTTGCGGCGTGAAGGTCGGCCGGTATCGCGGCCATGGCAGTTCCCCGCCGCACGGTGGACCCGGACCAAGCAACGCCGCGATGGCGTGTCGCCGAACACGCGGCCGCCAGGCTCCGCTCAGAGTCCCCCGCCCGCGCGCGGACCCGGACCAACTGACCGCGGCCTGGCCTCGCCAGCACTCGGGCAGACCGCACAGCGATTCCATCAACCCGCACGCCTGGACGGCGTGCTTTGGGAGACTGTGCAAATGGCCGTTGCCTCCGCTGGCGCCGCGATCGCCAACACCTTCATGTCGACCGGCGCCTCGGCGCCGACCAATCTGCGGGAGGACCTGTCCAACGCGATCTGGATGATCGACCCGGAAGAGACCCCGCTGGTCACCGCGATCGGCCGCGGCACGCCGGCCGAGCAGATCAAAAGCGAGTGGCTGCTGCAGACGCTGCAGGCGGCGGACAGCAACGTGCAACCCGAGGGTTTCCGTTACGCCGCGCAGCCGGCGAGAACCCCGGCGCGGCTGTTCAACGAATGCCAGATCATGTTCCGCTCAGTGACCGTTTCGAACACGTTCCGCGCGTCCAACAGCGTCGGCGGCGAGGAGTGGAACCGCCAGATGTTGTTGAAGGGCAAGGAACTGCGGCGGGATCTGGAATGGTGGGTGACGCGCGGCAATGTGCGTGCGGCGACCGACCCGCGGCAGATGTCCGGGATCCAGTGCTTCATCAACCAGGGCAGCATGGGCAGCGGCACCGGCGCGATGCCGGTCGGCGACGGCTCGAATGCCCCGATCGCCGGCACCGCGCGCACCTTCACGCTGGATCTGATGGCGGCGGCGATGCAGCAGGCCTACAGCAACGGCGGCAAGCCGACCGCCGTGTTCATGTCGCCGCGGCTGAAACGGGTGTTCTCCGGCAGCGCGGTCGGTGGCGCCGGCAATACCATCGTGGCGCAGCAGGTGGTGCAGTCGACGGCGACCGAGCCGATCACCATCGCCGGCGCGGTCGACGCGTATCTCTCGGATTTCGGCCGGCTGCAGATGGTGCCCGACATTTTCATGCCGGACGGGGTCATGCTGATGATCGACCCGAACTACGCCGACATCGCGCCGCTGAGCGGCCGCGACATGCTGACCGAGCGGTTCGCCATCACCGGTGACGCTGCCGACGGCGGCGTGACATTCGAGGGCACGCTGCGCGTCGAGGCGCCGAAGGCGCACGCGATGATCGGCGATCTGTCGTAATGCTCGATACCGTCAGCCGCCACGGCGTGCGCACACAGATCAGCTGGGAAAACGGCCTGCCGGTGTTCCGCCGGGTGCAGGACGTGCGCGCGATCCTGGCGCAGAACGCGCGCCAGCGCAGCGTCTATGACCGCGCGGTGGCGCGCAAGAATCCCGCCGGTATCCGCCCGGTCGCGCGCATCCCCTGGGTGGTTATCCAGCAGCTCGAGCAGATGGGCATCATGCGCGGGCTCGAGGTGATCGACGAGAAACGCTTCCGCGGGTTTCTCAACGACCACCTGGCGCGGCATCTGCGGGTGGATGACGGGGCGCCGGTGTAATGACGCGCCTTGAGCTCGAGACAAGTATCTATGCCTACCTGCATCGCGCGAATTTCCGCACGCCGGTGGCGAATTTCGACGCGGTAAAAAGCTGGGTGGCGCTCGGCGAGCAGGACGTCAACCTCGATCTGCGCGCGCGCTGCATGATCCGGCGCGTGTCGCAGACGGTCGACGCGGCCTATTTGCCGCTGCCGTGCGACTACATCGAGGCGGAGGATCTGCGGCTGTCGACCGGGCGGCAGCTGGTCTACCGCGACCGCCAGCAGATCGGCGATATGCTGCAGGTGCAGAACGGCGCGCCGCCGGTCAGCGGCATGCCGCACCACCCGACCGTGGTGCTGCCCTACCTGCCAACCGGGCCGCTCTATTACAGCGTGGTCGGCGACCTGATGGAGCTATGGCCCTACGCGGTGCCGACCGCGCCGCTGCCC